TACAAATCAAAATCATCTGGGTGATTGTGTAGCTGATTTTCAGGGTCTTTTCGGTTAACTTCGTCCGAAAAACTCCTAATTGCTACACCTACAGAAGGAACAAACATTGGACGACCATAAGCATCCGCTGCACGGTCTTTTACTGAACAAAGTACTAATTTCATGTGAGGCTCCTAAGTGAGGTTACGTTTAAGTTTTTGCAGTTTTGCCCGAGTTACTTGTTCTTTAACAAGTAAACGTTCGGGAGTATTGTCTGCATAATTAAGTTTAGCAGACTTTTCACGAATGTAAAGCAGTTCGTCAAACTCATATGGATTGTCAATTTTATATTTTTTATCATAATATTTAGGAGGTTTGACTTTTTTTCCACGAACTACAACATAGTCGTGTGGATATACATCGGAAGTATATTGCTTATACCATTCGTATCCAATACCGGGTTTTAAAGACATTTTTGTAAACTCCGGTTTTCTATTAGTAATTTCCCCAGTATCTGGGTCAATTTCTTGGTAATGCTCTACAGCATTCTTACCTGTAACCTTTTTCATAATGTATCGAGCCACATAGGCTGCGGATTCGAAAGTAACGTCTCCAATGGAGGAATAACCAAATGGCCAGAGTAATTCAAGGTCTGCGGATCGATATAAGAGACTATTAGCGGAAGTCCGTTTCCATAATTTCTTATCATCGAAATCGAGTCCGAAGATACATGCGTGCCAGTGCGGGCGCCCAAAGTTCTCACCATATTCTCCAGCCATGTAATAACGTATTCTTCGTCCAGGGTACCGTTTTCGTAATCTTTTAATAAAGAGCTGAAAGTCTCTATAGTGTAATGATCGATCGCTTGGGAGATGGTCATCATCGTAAGTTAATGTAATAAAACAGTTTTGTGTATGCATTTGTGCCTCATGCATACAACGAATAGCCCACTGACGTGAGCGTTCAAGCCTGCAGCCAATACATTGCCCGCAGGGTAAAGATAAAGATTTGACAGTATCGTGTCTTTTGGATTCATAAAAGACAATTGATCCATCAGCGCATTGATATGCGCTTAAAGGGTGATAACAAGGCATGTGAGGTACCCATTTTCGTTAGTTATAGACGCCAGCCACCACGGTGTGGGGCTTTTTGCATATTTGCAGCTTTTGTACGCTTAGCGGTTCGGCGAAATGACTTTGCCGACTTGCGCTTATTTACGGGTTTTCTATACATCATATTTTTGCTCCTCGGTTAGTTAACATTTTCGGTTTGGTGTCACCTAGCACAGTTACATCAAGTAATGTAACTGTGCTACGGCTTATTCAGCCGCCTTTTCAGGTGTGACTTGAGCAGCTTCTACAACTTCAACAGCTGCTTTATCGACCAATCCAAGAGACTCAGCTTCTGGTCGATTGTTATCGTCATCAAGAAATGCGATAAGTTCCGCAGGATCGTTGTTAAAACGAGCTCTAATTTGGGCTGGTAAAGCCTCAAATTCATCTTGAGCCGCGATAACGCGGTTTAATGCGGTATGGTAATCACCAATACCAGTAAAATCGCCATAACGAGGCGATAAGGGGCTTTCAGGCAACATACCTGTAATATTAAATTTTTGAAGAATGGTATTAATGTCACATTCTTCTTTGTAATGCTGCTGAGCCAGAGAAGGCTCCTCACAAGCCAACCCTGACTCATTAGATGCAGCATCTGTATCATAGTTATAAGGGGTTCTTAAAACCATTTCATGTTTTTTAATCATTTTTTTCCTCCAAAATTGGGTAAAACAGAAACACCTTTATATTTCATCTTTTCATCTGCCCATTGTTTGGCAGAAGAAATACCTTTTTTTAAATCTCTATACCAATAAGGATCAACAGAAGGTGCAATATTTTCTTGCACATTCTTTGCAGTAGCAATATTAAGCTGAGTTTGCGCTCTTAAACTTAATATTTCTTCTGTAAGTTTATTAAGCATCTCTTGCATATTTATATATTGCTGTTGACTTAACTTTGTATCTTCCAAAGTTTTTTGAATATTTACAGCTGTTTGTATAGTATCAGCTTCAGTTTTAATAGTCGCAGCACTAGTATTTTCTTCGGCTGCTTTCTTCAATTCAACTTCAGCATTATTTAATTGCATTGTTTGATAACCAGCTACTCCGGCACCAAGAGCATTGCCTACTTTTGCAGTGGACACCTGCCCCATCGATCCAGATGGGGTACCCGCTCCACCTTGAGAATAGGCTAACATTGGATTTAATCCAGCTTTTTTCATATCCTCAACAGCTGTCTGATACTGTGTAGCTCTCATACGTTCTTGAAATTCCATCTGACGAGATGCTTGTTCAGCACTCGCCTGATTAGCAGCATTGGCAATATCCCAATTCTTTTGATTGGTCTGCTGTTGGCCGATGAAGCCTAAAACTCCACCGGCAATACCACCAAGAGATAGTCCGCCAAACATATTAGAAATGATCAATTAAGCCAGGTACGCTGTACATTGGCATTGGACGTGCTTTTTTACAATCAAAAAAGCTATCAAAAATAAATTGTTTACCGTTTGCTGCAGCTCCGACTGCAACAATCCGATCAACTGGAGGCGTATCTTGAATAAAAGTATTATTCAAGGTTGGTAACGTATTAAAACGTTGAGCCAAATGCCAAGCATCAATAGTGCCTGCAGCAGTAGACCTAAACAGACCAGAAATACGGGAAGGATAATAACGGTACTCAGCCCACCGTTCTTGATAACCAAATACAGAATTATCATTATTATCACCACGTACATAAATCTCCTTATTGAGGACGGCTTGTTCGCCTAAGGTTGCAAATGCTGGGAAATAGAAATCATATCGTGTAGATCTTGACCACATACGTGAAAGACCTTGCTGATAAGTCAAATCAGCTCGTACAGAAACTAATCCTAAAATTACACCGTGCTCAGTAGCTGAATAAGTAAACCCATGATTATGAGCAAGGGCAGTGCCCATAGCAGCAAGTGTACCCAGAGGGGCAGTCGTTCCACTTGCATTAGTACCGGATGTCTGAGCAATCGGGTTAATATTGAGGTTCGTTGTACCTCCCCCGATATATTCGGGACGCTGTAAACGAGCATCAGGACTAATAACACCAAAATGGCTGCGGATAATTTCAGTATATCGAGTACCACCACGAGCATCCCTTTCTAAAAGTTTTTGAATCTGGAAAGACTGACGCAATTGATTAATAGTAGCTGCCGTTGCAGTTGAAAGATCAGCGTATAATCTACGAGTTTGGTCAGCTTCAACGGTGTTAGTAGCACTTACATAAGTGCTTCCAGAAAACATTAGATAATTACTTGTACCAATATTAGGTGCTTTTACAGTTAAATTTTGACTATCTAAAGCATCATGAGCAATATATGCTTTAGTGCCTAAAGGTAAAGTTACAGAAGCACCTTTTTGTGGCCAAGGAAGAGCACTAGTAAAATAATCTTTACGCTTTCCACGTCTTAATAATGTGTAATTAGTAACAGTATCAGGACCATCACCCACATCAACAGTAACGCTATTCTGAAGGTTTTCATCTCTAAACCATTCATTCCAAATTAAATTATATGCACGAGGCCAGAAAGCACAGTGTGATACCGTTCCAGTATTGGACACCTGTCCCACTGTAGGTAAACCCATGTAATCTTGTAAAGAGCCTATCGCGTATCCGCCAGCTGGCGATACTTGTTGAGGAACAACATAAGAAATCGAATCAGAAGGATTCGCTTGTTGTCCCATAAATTTTTGCCAATTATCCCAAATCAAACGATTTGGTACAAAGAAAAAGAAACTATCCAAATGCATGTTATCCATGATTGGAAAAATTGGAGTTGACAGACGTGCAAACGCTGTCATATTCAACCGAAATGTATCACCGGGAAGCATTTCATCTACATAAACAGGAATCAAATATCCAGCATCGAACGTAGTTTTATGTGTCGACTGACAATCAAATGATGACCGAGGTATATCGGCCTTTGGAATCATAGTAAATTGATGAACGTCTATTGACTTATTACGGTGCATGTTATCGAGCTCCTTGGCTTATTCCGTCCCAGCTAAAGCTAAGACGGCTTGTTTAAGTCATTCTTGGTTAATTTTTACTTGTTTACCCAAAGATAACAACTTTGGTTGTTCATGTAAAGCAAAAAGACCAGTATTGTCGTCAAATTCACCCAATTCATACAAATCAAAATCATCTGGGTGATTGTGTAGCTGATTTTCAGGGTCTTTTCGGTTAACTTCGTCCGAAAAACTCCTAATTGCTACACCTACAGAAGGAACAAACATTGGACGACCATAAGCA